CTACCGCTGTGTCGGGAGCATCACAACGAGCTTCATGCGGATCCGCTGGCGTTCGAAGAAAAGCATGGTTCCCAGGTTGATTTAATTTTCGTTTTCTTGATCACGCCTTTGCAACCGGCGTGCTCGGGTAAAAGAGGTTACTGATGCGTATAGAGTTTGTTTTGCTTTACCCGCCGACGGTGAACACCTACTGGCGACGTCGTGGCAGCACATATTTTGTATCAAAAGCCGGTGAGCGTTATCGCCGGGCTGTGGCGCTTATTGTTCGCCAGCAGCGGCTGAAATTAAGCCTGTCCGGAAGGCTGGCGATAAAGATTATTGCCGAGCCACCGGATAAGCGCCGCCGTGACCTGGACAATATTCTGAAAGCGCCGCTGGATGCGCTGACGCATGCGGGAGTGTTAATGGACGATGAGCAGTTTGATGAAATCAATATCGTTCGTGGTCAGCCAGTATCTGGTGGACGTCTGGGGGTGAAGATTTACCCCATAATGCTTGAAGGGCTGGTCAAAAAATGAAACTGGAAGATTTACCGAAATACTACTCCCCAAAATCCCCCGGCCTGACTGATGCATCGGCCTCAACGTCGAAAGATACGCTGAGTATCACTGATGTGATGGCCGCGCAGGGCATGACACAGAATTGGGCTGAGATGGGGTTTTCTGCGTTCCTTGGGAAAATGGGCATTAGTATGAATGACAGAGAGCGGGCAACAGAATTGCTGACAGAATATGCACTCAGTCGGTGTGATCGCGTGGCGGCGTTAAGAAAACTCCCGGCAGAAATAAAACCGGCAGTGATGCGTATTATGGCTTCGTATGCGTTTGAAGATTATGCCCGTAGCGCGGCGAGCAAAAAACAGTGCCCCTGTTGTCACGGAAAAAAATTTATTGAAAGCGAGGTTTTTACAAACAAGATCCAGTATCCGGATGGTAAGCCGCCAGTGTGGGCAAAGTGCACAAAAGGCGTGTATCCGTCTTACTGGGAGGAATGGAAAAAAGTCAGGGAGGTGGTAAAAGTTGCCTGTCCGGAGTGTGGAGGGAAGGGGGAGGTTTCCACCGCCTGTAAAGATTGTCGTGGGCGCGGTGTTGCCATTCATCGTGAAGAGTCGGTAAAACGTGGTATGCCTGTTATCAGAGACTGCCAGCGTTGTGGTGGTCGTGGCTATGAAAGATTACCTTCAACGGAGGCATTTAATGCCATATGTAATGTAACCGATGCCATATCTCTTGATACATGGAAAAAAACAGTTAAACGTTTTTACGATACGCTGGTGGTGCAGTTTGATATTGAAGAAGCATGGGCAGAACAACAACTGAAAAAGGTGACCAGATAGCTTTGTTGATTTTTCCCGAATCTGTGGTAAATTTGCCCTAACGATGGGCGTTTTATGCCTGACGTTAGAAGATTTTTTACACCCGTCGCCAGGCGGGTTTTTTTATGACTGAAATCACGCCAGTACAGTAAACGCGCTGGTGGTTGTGAATACCGGTCTTTCAGCTTGCTGGCTTTTTAGACTAAGAGTTATTGGTATGTCATGTTACCGGAAAAAGGAAAGTTTGAGAAACGCGATCTGGCACAGGCGGTTATTAATGCTGCCTACCTGGTGGCCTGTGCAGATGGTGAATGTGAGGCTTCCTAGAAAGCGAAGATCGAACAGGTACTGCGTAATCAGCCTGCGCTGTCCGCGTTTACGTCAGAAATTAATGCGATTAGCGCAACCATTATCGGTCAGCTGGATACGAACTTTAAAATTGGTCGTCGTGCGGCGTTACGTGAGATCGAGGATGTGAAACACGATACGCGTGAAGCGGAAGATGTGCTGGATGTGGCGGTGGCCATTGCGGAGGCAGACGGCGAAATTGAGCCGGAAGAGCGCAAGGTGCTGGAAGAGATTGCCGGTGTTCTGGGTCTTCGTCTGGAGAATCACCTGTGACGGTAAAACTGCGCCTGGCTGTGGCTGCACTCCTGCTGTTTCTGGTGGTGATGGTGGATTTCACCAGCAGAATCATGTCGGTGCTGGCGGATGGGGGTGCTGGTCTGCGGCATTGTGGTATTGCTGTGGCCGGTGATAAAAAGAAACAGCCTGCATAATGCTTGATTTTTTTGTTTTACTGTTTATTAAAAATACTACTGCATGGTGAATCCCCCTGTGCGGAGGGGCGATCAGCAACCAGGTATATGGGATAATCGCGGATTCAGGTGCTGATACTGAATTCACCGGGAGGCACCCGGCACCATGCTTTGCCACAAAAAGTGTTAGTTTCTGTTTTTCTCAAACTATCATCGTTATCCCTTTATTTCCGGCTGCGCATGGCGTGGCCTTTTTTTACGACCAGCCACTGGCAGATGGCCATCCTGTAATTTGATTCCGGTTCCGGCTTTTTAACTCTGTTCCTGTACACGGGAGAAATTCGATGTCGATTAAACATTATGATGTTGTCAGGGCGGCGTCGCCGTCAGACCTTGCGGAAAAGCTGACACACAAACTGAAAGAGGGCTGGCAGCCGTTTGGTAGCCCGGTGGCCATCACGCCTTATACTCTGATGCAGGCCATTGCGGCGGAAGGTGATGTCACCACACCTGTGTTGGTGAAGCCGTCGGATGGGAGAAGGCACAGTAATCAGCGCCACCAGAGACACGGAGTATTACTTTGTTGTGGTTCTGGCGGGGCAGTCAAACAGCATGGCATATGGTGAAGGCCTTCCGCTGCCGGAGACATATGACCGTCCGGACCCGCGTATTAAGCAGCTGGCGCGCCGCAGTACGGTGACACCGGGCGGTGCAGCATGCAAATATAACGACATCATTCCGGCGGACCATTGTCTGCATGATGTGCAGGACATGAGCCGCCTTAACCATCCGAAAGCGGACCTGTCAAAGGGGCAGTACGGAACCGTGGGGCAAGGGCTGCATATCGCCAAAAAATTGCTGCCGTTTATACCGGCGAATGCGGGCATTCTGCTGGTTCCGTGCTGTCGTGGTGGTTCAGCGTTCACCACCGGAGCCGATGGCACATACAGTGACGCGAGTGGTGCCTCGGAGAATTCAACCCGCTGGGGTGTGGACAAGCCGCTGTATAAGGACCTTATCGGTCGAACAAAAGCAGCACTGAAGAAGAACCCGAAAAATGTGCTGTTTGCCGTGGTGTGGATGCAGGGGGAATTTGATTTTGGCGGTACGCCGGTAAATCACGCAGCACAGTTTGGTGCGCTGGTTGATAAATTCCGTGCAGACCTGGCGGATATGGCAGGTCAGTGCGTCGGTGGCTCTGCTGGCGGTGTTCCCTGGATATGTGGAGATACGACGTATTTCTGGAAGCAGAAGAACGAATCCTCGTACCAGACGGTGTACGGCAGCTACAAAAACAAAACGGAAAAGAATATCCATTTCGTACCGTTCATGACGGATGAGAACGGGGTGAATGTGCCGACGAACAAACCGGAAGAAGACCCGGACATTCCGGGTATCGGATATTACGGTTCGAAATGGCGTGACAGCTCAGCCACCTGGACGTCACAGGACAGGGCGAGCCATTTCAGTTCATGGGCTCGCCGCGGGATTATTTCCGACCGTCTGGCAACGGCGATTTTGCGCCATGCGGGAAGAGTGGCGCTAAACGCGGGGGCATCATCGACAGTATCAGAGGTGCGCCCGTCATCGCCTTCCGGTGCAGAAGCCACAGGCGTCACAGCACTGCTCTCTTACCTTGCCAGCGAGTCAGAGGGAAGCCTGAAAGTACAGGGATGGTCAGCCAGTGGCGGCAGGGCAGAAGTGGTCAGCGATGCGGAGGGAACCGGAGGTAAGGCAGTGAAGCTGACCAAGGAAGCCGGTAAAAGCAGCTGGGTAGCGTGGAGTACGCCGCGGGCAACGGTGCGGCTCTGTTACAGAAAGGGGGGCAGATTCGCTGCCGCTTTAAGGTTTCGGGAGCGCTGGCTGCGAACCAGTATGTTATGGCGTTTTACTGGCCGGTATCTTCACTGCCACAGGGCGTTGCCCTGACCGGAGACGGGGGGAATAACCTGCTGGCAGCGTTCTACATCCAGACAGATGCAAAAGACCTGAATGTGATGTACCACAATGCGAAAGTGGCGACAAACAACCTGAAACTGGGAACCTTTGGCGCATTTGATAACGAATGGCATACGCTGGCTTTCCGCTTTGCCGGGAATAACAGCCTTCAGGTGACGCCGGTTATTGATGGTCAGGTTGGCACACCGTTCACGCTGACGCAGTCACCGGTCAGTGCCTTTGCGGCGGATAAACTGCATGTGACAGACATTACCAGAGGTGCGACTTACCCGGTACTGATAGACAGCATTGCGGTGGAAGTGAACAGCACAGACACTGCGGCATGATAAAAAAACCGCCAGCGACAGGAATGGACGCTGGCGGTGGTGATACCTATGGAGAAAAAATAAAGGAACGATACTTTCGTACTCTGGTTTTTTAATGAAAACAGTTCTTATTGTCAACAATAACGGAAAGAAATTATGACATTTCTGAACCAGTTAATGCTGTACTTCTGTACGGTGGTCTGTGTGCTGTATCTCCTTTCGGGTGGATACCGGGCCATGCGTGACGTCTGGCGCAGACAGATTGACAAAAGGGCCGCTGAGAAAATCAGCGCCAGTCAGTCAGCCGGAAGCAAACCCGAAGAGCCGCTCATTTAGCGGCAACTTTCTTAATCACATCTTTCGACGAGAAAATCCCATGTCAGAAATTACATCCCTGGTCACTGCTGAAGCAGTGAAGGAAGTCCTGCGCTCTGAAGAAGTCCGGAGCGCACTGATACAAAAACTTCGCCATAACCTGGAAGCGCGTCTTGATGCAGAGGTTGATGCCATTCTGGATGAGCTGCTTGGTGTACAGGCAGAGCCACCGACTGAAGCGGGAGATACCACCGCAGAGAGCGGTGAAGTTCAGCCTGAATCACCGGTCGCCGATGCGACTGAACCTCAACCCGAATCGGTCATGATGCTGTAACGGGGAGTCAGGGCCATCAGTAGTTAACTGGTGGCTTTTTTATTGTTGTCAGCTTCCGGATAACGGGAGACGGGGTATGTACCAGATGGAAAAAATCACAACGGGTGTGTCATACACCACGTCAGCGGTGGGGACGGGATACTGGTTACTGCAGCTGCTGGACAAAGTCTCTCCGTCCCAGTGGGTGGCAATCGGTGTGCTGGGGAGTCTGCTGTTTGGCCTGCTGACGTATCTTACTAACCTGTATTTCAAAATCAGAGAGGACCGTCGTAAGGCGGCGCGGGGAAAGTAAAGCGATGAAGAAAAAATACGAACTGGTTGTTAAAGGGATAAATAATTACCCGGATAAGATTACTGTTACTGTGGCACTGGAAATTGGTGGGTATCCGTCACTGTTGTTGCCAGATGTGGCGATTAGTCTTGACCGTACTGAAGGTGCCACGCTGGAGTTTTACGAAGCTGAGGCGAAAAAGCAGGCGAAGCAGTTTTTCATGGATGTTGCTGCCGGGTTATGTGAAGGGGATGGTCCGTTGCCGGAAAAGCGGCCCATCATTTTAGAGGCGCAGGATGTGTTGATAACCTACAGAGGAAAACTACCGGGAATAATTACTGGTTCTCTGAAGACTCCACCGCTGGCCTGAAGACTTAATATATCCAGGGATTTGAAATCGATAAACCCTGATAAATATCCATGAACGCAAAAATCAGATACGGCCTGTCGGCTGCCGTTCTGGCGCTGATTGGTGCAGGGGCGTCTGCGCCTGAAATCCTCGACCAGTTTCTTGACGAAAAAGAAGGTAACCACACCACGGCATACCGTGATGGTGCGGGGATCTGGACCATCTGCCGCGGTGCCATCCTGGTGGATGGTAAACCTGTCGTCCCGGGCATGAAGTTGTCGAAGGAAAAATGCGACCAGGTTAACGCCATTGAACGTGATAAGGCGCTGGCATGGGTGGAGAAAAACATCAGAGTGCCACTGACCGAACCCCAGAAAGCGGGGATTGCGTCATTCTGTCCGTACAACATTGGCCCCGGTAAGTGTTTCCCGTCGACGTTTTACAGACGGATTAATGCCGGTGACCGCAGGGGAGCATGCGAGGCGATTCGCTGGTGGATTAAGGACGGTGGCAGAGACTGCCGTATTCGCTCAAACAACTGCTACGGTCAGGTCTCACGGCGTGACCAGGAGAGCGCGCTGGCGTGCTGGGGAATTGACAGATAAGCAGAATATTTTGCTGAAAAATGCGATTTGCTCACGCGGACGGATAACACGAAATCCTGCGAACTGACAAAAACTAAGTGAATAAAAGTAAAAACCCCGTTTGTTGGCTGCAAGCGGGGTTTTGTGTTTCCTGACTCCGGAAAAGTCAAAGGAGAAAGTGTGTTTGATTTTAGCAAACTGATTCGGGAGATTCGAATGATGGCTGAAAAATTATCCACCTGGAAGTTCATCCTTATCTGGCTGGTGTTTGTGATTATGGCTTCCGGTTATTTCATTGGTCAGATACGCTGGTGGTGAAATGAACCGCGTACTGTGCGTGGTCATCATTGCCCTGCTGGTGGCCTGTGGTGCGCTTAGTCTGGGGCTGAATCATTACCGTGATAACGCCATAACCTACAAAGAGCAGCGCGATAAAAAAGTCAGTGAGCTGGAGCTGGCAAATGCAACCATTACTGATATGCAGCAGCGCCAGCGTGATGTTGCTGCACTTGATGCCAGATACTCGAGGGAATTAGCCGATGCGAGAGCTGAAAATGAAACTCTGCGCGCTGATGTTGCCGCTGGTCGTAAGCGCCTGCGGATCAACGCCACCTGCCCCGGTACCGTGCGTGAAGCCACCGGCACCTCCGGCGTGGATAATGCAACCGGCCCCCGACTGGCAGACACCGCTGAACGGGATTATTTCATCCTCAGAGAACGATTGATGACAATGCAGAAGCAGGTGGAAGGGGCACAGGACTATATCCGCACTCAGTGTACTAAGCAGGCTTTTTATTATCCGGAGGATGTATGAAGAAATTACAGGTAACGGTAAAACCTTTTCAGGGAACAATTCCGTTCCGTGTTTTGCAACATGGCCGTGTTCTGCTTGAAGAGGTGTTCAGAGGTAAATGCACTGAATGTTATTCACGAACATATGAAGTGAATGCCACGCATGAAGAATTCACCGTTGAGTGTGTGATGAATACTGATAAATGCCGAATGGTATCCGCTGAATTACAGCCAGTGTGTTGAGCGACCTTATTATCCATGCGCGGTATTGTCGCCGTATTCCTGCATTAACAGAGACCGCAGCCCGACAGGGAGACTCCTCTGCGAGAGTGTGCGGGGATAATCAAAAACGATACACACCGGGGTTTACCGCGTAAACGGAGCGCGGCGTTCTCCCCTCATGGTCGCCCGTCCGGTGCGATGGTGGAAGAAACTGGAATCTGTTCAATAAAAAAACTGCCGTGTTGGAGTCACAGCAGTAATGTACTGATTGGTTAGAAGATTATTATTGTTATGCTTTATTTTTATTCTATATGGCTGATTATTTCAATTCGGAATTAATACAGCTAATGTCTGTGATTTTTTATAAATTCAGCAATATAAAGAAATAGTTATATGAACAGCCATCGCAGAGCATACTGTGTATCATTCTTTTTTATAGTCAACTGACGGGCATATTTTATGTCTGCTGCCAGCTCCGGCGGCAAGATTCAATGACCACGCAGAAAAATTTTCTGAACCTTTCTGGTCAAGAGCGATGTTAATTTGTTCAATCATCTGGTTTGGAAATCGGATGTTGCGGGTTGTTGTTCTGCGGGGCCGGTTTTTCGATGACATTTTCTTTCCTCTGGTGACAAGCTATATGGCGAGGATTTTACATGGCAGTGCTTCGTACGTTACCGGGCAGAATCAAAACTCTGAACACCCGGCGGGTGAATATTCTGAAGGGTGAACAGCGTCGTGTCAGTGGCAGTGCACGTGTTTCCCTCAAGCGTCATATCTGGCTCAGGGATGCCGGGCAGTGCTGTCTCTGTGGTCGTGTGGTTGACCTCTGTGACAGTGAACTCGATCACCGAATTGCACTTCAGTTCGGTGGTGGTAATGAGGAGACGAATCTCTGGACGCTCTGTACCGAATGCCATCGCCAGAAGTCAGTCACAGTGAAACGGCGAGTGGTACGCCGGACCCGACGCTGCCGGAGGTGTCCGGAGGTCATGGCAGGGCAGACGATATCATCGGACTGTGACCCGCCCCGGGGGGGGGGATCATCCGGCGAAAAAACGATCGCCCCGGACACCGCCCCCCTCTCATGCAGAGAAAAATTCCCGTTTCAGGCCAGTTAACATGTTAACTGGCTGTTCGGCCTTTTTTCTGTTTTTATCTTTATTATTCAGTTTGTTGTGCGAAAAAAATGTTAACTGGCTTTTTCAGCAAATGTTAACCAGGCAGCAGTTAACATTTGCGGCATGAGACGCCGGGAAAAATGGGCTGAACCATACCCGGCTGAGTGCGTTATGGACCCGGGAGGAGGCTGTGCTGACAACGCAAAAACGAAAATTTGCGCTGGCGCTCATGTCCGGGAAAAACAAAACAGCGTCAGCCATTGCCGCTGGTTATTCGGCGAAGACCGCCAGGGTTAAAGGCTCGCAGCTGGCAAAAGATCCGGAGGTGCTTGCGTTTATAGCCCGTAAACAATGCGAGACGGTGGAGGTGGATGAGGTTCCTGTTTACCGGCAGAAAAAATCAGAGCAGGAGGATAAACCCCGTCGCCGTGAGGCGGCTGCAATACCACAGCCGGACGAAAACAATCCGGAGATGCCACCGTCCGCGGTGATGTCTCCTGGTATTGAATATATGGAGGATGGTCTTCCCGATCCGGTGAAAGCGATGGGGCGTCTTCTGGTGGAGAACATTAATACCGACCCCAGGCTGGCGCTGGATGCGGCTTATAAGCTGGCGCAGTTCACGCACCATAAAAAGGGGATGCCGGTAAAAAATCGGCAAAAGGTGACGCGGCGAAAAAAGCGGCTAACCGTTTTGCGGTGCCACCACCACCCGCCTGGTGGTGAATAATGATAATGAGGGCAACGGATGATACCTGTGTGGAGCACGGCCTGCCCGGACTGGGCAGAGCGCCTGAAAAAGGGGCTGTCGATTATTCCGGCTCCGATTTATCCGGACCAGGCTGCACATGCACTGGCGATTTTTAAACAACTGCGAATTGTGGATGCACCTGGTAGCCCGACATTCGGGGAGTCCTGCGCACAGTGGGTGTTTGACCTGGTGGCGGCCCTGTTTGGCTCCTACGATGCGCAGACCGGTGTACGCCATATCAAGGAAGTTTTATCCTTATCCCCAAGAAAAACAGCAAGTCCACGCTGGCTGCCGGGATCATGATGACGGCGCTGTTACTGAACTGGCGGCAGGCGGCGGGCTACACCATTCTGGCCCCGACCGTGGAGGTGGCGGCTAACGCCTTCAACCCTGCCAGGGATATGGTACGACGGGACGATGATCTGGATGACCTCTGTCAGGTGCAGACACATATCCGGACCATCACCCACAGGGTGACGGACACCACCCTTAAGGTGTGGCTGCCGATCCGAATACGGTATCCGGTATCAAGTCCGTGGGGACGCTGATTGATGAACTGTGGTTATTGGCAAGCAGTACAAAGCGGAGGACATGTTACGTGAAGCCATAGGCGGCCTTGCCTCCGCCCGGAAGGGTTTGTGGTGTATACGACCACCCAGTCGAATGAACCGCCAGCCGGGGTGTTCAGACAGAAACTGCAGTACGCCCGGGATGTCCGTGACGGCAAAATTCATGATCCGCATTTTCTGCCGGTGATATTTGAACACCCTCCTGAAATGGTGGAAAGCGGGGCTCACCTGCTGATGGAAAACCTCGCCATGGTCAATCCGAATCTCGGTTATTCGGTGGATGAGGCTTTTCTGTACCGGGAGTACCGTAAAGCCCGGGAGGCTGGTGAGGAAGCATTTCGTGGCTTCATGTCAAAACATGCCAATGTGGAAATTGGTCTTGCCCTGCGTTCTGACCGCTGGGCGGGTGCGGATTTCTGGGAGCAGCAGGGCAGGCGCGTCAGCCTGGACGATATCCTGCAGCGCGCTGATGTGGTGACGGTGGGGATTGACGGCGGGGCCTGGATGATCTGCTGGGAATGTACGTGATTGGCCGTGACAGGGAAACCCGCGAATGGCTGGGCTGGGGCCATGCCTGGGCGCATGAAACCGCGGTGGTCAGACGGAAGAGTGAGGCATCCCGTTTTCAGGATTTTGTGGCCTGTGGAGACATGACGATTGTCCGTCGGGTCGGGGATGACACGGCGGAAGTGGCGGAGTATGTGCGTCGTATTCATGAGGCTGAGTTACTGGAGCATATCGGTATTGACCCGTCAGGTGTGGGGCAGATTCTGGATTCACTGGCGGAAGCCGGGATCCCCGACGGAATTGTTGTGGGGATAAGCCAGGGCTGGAAGCTGGGCGGGGCCATAAAAACCACCGAGCGCAAACTGGCTGAGGGAGTACTGGTGCATGGTGGTCAGCCACTGATGGCCTGGTGCGTTGGCAATGCCCGGGTGGAGCCTAAAGGTAACGCTATCCTTATTACCAAACAGGCCAGCGGACGGGGGAAAATTGACCCGCTGATGGCGCTCTTCAATGCGGTATCCCTGATGTCCCTGAATCCGGAGCCGAAAAAGAAAGAATATGCGGTTTTTTTCATATAACCCTGTTCACACTGTAACCATCACGAACCGCTCCGGCGGTTTTTTTATTTTCAGGAGGCTGATGTGACTCTTAAACGGGCCTGCTCCCTGCTGACGGTGAAATCCTTCAGTGAGGATGAACGGGTGATCACCGGGATTGCGTCAACGCCTTCTCCGGATCGGGATGGTGACATCCTGGAGCCGGAGGGCGCGGAGTTTGGCAGTGCGATCCCGTTTCTCTGGCAGCATGACCATTCCCGCCCGGTGGGGCAGTGTACG